CAAGGAGTAGTTCTATCCATGACATACACAGAATTATGATGAGAAGCACAGTCCCAAGGCTGTGCATCGTATGTTTCCATTGGTTCAGGCCACTCTTCTAAGGGAATGTCACCAACAAGCGCAGTTATGGGCATACGCGCCCACATAGCACCACCATGTACTGTGTCTTCTTTTTCGCCTTCAGCCTCATTTCCAGTAAATATAACCTGAAAACTCAAACATCTGTTTGGTATTGTGGTTACACCAATAACCATAGCATGAAGAAATTCGCCGTGATAATCCTCATGGTTATGAGTGTATTCACGACGAATCCATGCCTTAAAATAAGGTATATTGCTGTGCAAATAAGCCATATTTTATTTTTTAACTATTTTGTAACCAGCAGGAAGTGACGCTCTTGCTGCGGCAAGTGACTTTTTACCGCCTGTGGCTCCGCCTTTTTTCATCATTCGGGGTTTCTTACCGCCTGCGGCTCCACCCTTCATCATTTTTTTGACTTTACCACCACTTCTATAACCTTTTTTCTTCATTGCCATGATTATCTCCTTATGACTGAGTTACAGCGCCTTTTGTGCGCTTTCTTCTGTTTGACATTATTTTGCCACAACCTCTTGCAATAGCAGTGCCGGGTATTTTCTTGCCATTAAACTTACGTTTAGACTTTGTTTCCACAGCACCTCCATTTTCCATATTACGAACCTTTGCCTTTTTTGTATTAGAAACAACAGTTTTTCCTTTTGATCCTGCTGCTTTTTTCTTACGAGCAGTTTTAGCTCTTTCTGCTTTAGAAAGACTTTGAGCCTTTTTACGAGGCAAACATCGGTCAGGGTTCTTCTTATCTTTAGAAGTACCACACTTACCTTTTATCTCCCCATCAGTGCCGATGCGAACCCAATCTTGTTTTACCCAGTCTTTAAGCGCACCCATTTATTTTTTCTTTTTTCTTTTAGTAGGTTTAATAACTTTTTTAAGACTTTTTGCTTGTCCAGCATGTAAACGAGAAGCCTTTTTAAGACCTTTAATAACTTTTTTTACAGCAGCTTTTTTCTTTTTATTCATCATTTCTTTTTCTTCTTTCCTTTAGCGCCTTTAGCGTAGTTGGGGTCTTTACAATATTTAGATGCTGCCATGTTTGCATAGGCTGATGGATATGTATCGAAAGTTCTTTTGGCCCATGCTTTTCCAGAAGGGCATATTTTACTGCCTTTTGATTTCTTTGAAGCGGCTCCACCCTTCCTAAAGTAGCTTAAACCTCTAGGCATATCATCCTTTTTTTGAGGTGGTTTACTGATTTGTTTGCTCATTTGACTACGACCTATTGCCATTAACATTTCCAACGTTTACGAGCTTGCCGCAAGCGGCTATTAGGGTCTTTAGCTGCTTTTGGAAACTTTTTCATTTGACCTGCTGAACGTGCGCAATAAGATTTACGCCTTTTTGCAGCCTTACTGCCCTTTTTAACTTTACCAGTCACAGCAGTTTTTAATTTAGAACCGGGATTTGCCTTGCGATACGCAGCAACACCTTTTTTGGTCATTCCCGCCCCTTTTTTTGTAGGGCGGAAATTTTTTTTGTTTCTTGCAGGCATTTTGTCTCTTTTACGAGCCATGTTGCACCTTTAAGATAAAAAGAGCGTCAGTTGATTACTACTTCCTGTAAACGCACTAACAAACGCACCACTTGTGGCAAGTATTCCATCATCTGGAATGTTTATTTGATGATAACCTGATGGAAATGTTTGTGTAAGTAGTGTACTTCCTGTCGCGCTTCCGTCTTTTATTGTAAACGCTCCTGATGCAGCAGCAAATATTACAACTTGACGAATGCGTGAACGTGCGGGGCCAACAACAGCCGCAGCACTTCCTTGTGCATGATTAAATGCTTGTACTGGACCTGCCATACTAGCCTCCTATTACGCTAAGTTGTTATTTTGAGCGTATAAGATAGTAAAACGAACCAAACCCGCATTTGTTGCCGCTGACGCAGTTACAGTTAAACGCCTGTCTGATACACCAGTGTCTTGCCAAGCTAATGCAGCACCAGCTTGTGTTGTTGGGTAAACTCGACCAGCATTTGTACCACTTGGAAAAGTGTTCAAAATTGTCGCTGGACCGCCTGCAGTATCACCAATACTTAGGTTTGTTGCACCACTTGCTGCTGTTATAATATCAATTACACAATCAATAATTTGTGAGTTAGCAGGAATAACCACATCTTGTACGACTGCGGCTAATGCTCCACCAGATAAATCTGCTGAAAATGTCTGAGACATAACAACTTGGCCTACGTTAGCAACGTCAGTTCCAACTGTTGTACCTGTTGTATTTTTAATTGTTCCAGCCCTTATCGGGCCTGAAAAAGTTGTAGTACCCATGTCAATCTCCTGTCTGGGTTAAGTCAGTCACACCATGCGACTGTCAGGAATGATATCAGAATAACACATTATAATAAAAAAGAAAGGGGCAACCTAAGTCGCCCCTATAAGATTCAGAGAAATATATAACTTCTCTATATCATACTTTACGCTCCGGGTGAACCGAAAACACATCTTGGATCTGAGAACCCAAATGAATAACGCTCACGAGCCTTAAAGCGCATGTTGCCAGTATCGAAGTCAGCTTCCATACCAGTAGACATCGCTGTACGCTCAAAATGCTTAAATCCATTAGGTGCATCAGTTTTGATGAAAAACGCATCTGGATCTGTTAAGAAGTGGTTAACAGTGTAACCCTCTGGTAACATACCCATGTTGCGAAGTGCGTTAATGTCATTGTCCGCTGTGCCAACACGCATTGTTGATTCCAACAAACGATCTGCAACGAATTGCAGTTGTGGTGGAATAACCAATTTGGTGCCACGAAGAGCAATGATCATGTTGCGCTCATCAACGAATGTTGAGATGTCAATAAGAGCATTCTCAAGTGAAGTTTCGTTGAGATCCGCAGCAGTTGCAGGTTCATTACGGAAAGTACCGCCACCTGCCAGTGGGTGTGCTGTTGAACAAAGCTCGACTGCGTCACCTCCTGTAAAGTTTGCATCAAACGCATTGTTTAATACAGATGCAGCTTTAACCTGCTTTGTGTGCGCCATTGAACGAGCCAACGCACGAGTATAACGTGCGCCAAGACGATCATATAGATTGTCTTCAACAGCTTCTTCGGTTAACGCAAAAGCAAGTGCAACTGTTTCGTGTGAATAACGAGCAGTATACGCTTCATTTGCATTATCGAACTCTACACCAGAACCTTCGGATTTTGTGGGAGCATTCCCAAAACCTACAAGCATTACCTCTTCTTCAAAGGCTCGATCTGATGACTCTGTGTCATAAATCTCTGCATGTTGGTTCTCATAACGATCATATTCCATTCCGAACAGAGCGTTAAGACCCGGTTCTAGCTCCTTGACGAGTTGTGAACGTGAAATAGCCATAACTCAATCTCCTTACGCTAGACCTACAGTGCCAGCACTGAACAGGTGGTTGTTGATTTTTACGATCACATTAGTGTTCGCGGTGGCAGTATCGCTATTCTCAGGATCTTGAGAGATATCGATAGCTTTAAGTGGAAGACCAGCGGTAGTATTACCTGTGGTGACATCTAGCTCAGTGCGAGAATTACCACTTACGGTGCTTCCTGCCGTTGCATCAACAATGTCAAAGTTTCCAAACAAGTCAGTTACAGGCATAGCTGCATCTGCTTGAATTTCGAAAAGCGCACTTGGGTCATCTACAACATTTGCAAAAATGTCTGTCCCAGTTGCGTTTGCAGGCCAATAGTTAGAAAAAATAATCTCTCCACTAGCGTCTACATATGAACAGCCGTTAAATACGCCCAAAATCAGAGCAGTACCACCTGCTGGGGCACGAGTAATTGTTCCAGTAGTAGCGACTAAAACTAAGTCACCTTGGAAAATACTTGTGTTATACCCAGAAGCAATACGATAACGATTTTGTCTCTGCGAGCTTGTACTCGTTTTGATTGGGCGAAGGCCAAAAGCAGCATCTTGATTTGCCATTTTATTTATCCTTCAGAGTTTTTTGGTGAACCAAAGGTCACCGATGATTTTCGCTGCGGTGCCATTTTTGGCATCGCGGGGTTATTTTCGCGCATCCAATCACGATCAACAGCTTCCATTTGGTTTTGTGTAACCCCTTGGTAGTGTTCATTGCGTTGATCTGCCAGTTCATTTGGGATTCTTGCAAGTACGAGTCCGCCAACACCAATGATGCCTGCGTTGCGTCCCTCATCTACTACTGGACCTGCGTAATCTGGATATTCTTCTGCACGAACGAGTTCATATCCTTCTTGCCGTCTTTTATGGACGTTAGTTTTATCATCAAATTCCATCACGGATTCACGAATCCAACGATGTTTATACCCTAAAGGGGCTTCCGGGGCTTCTAAAGCTGAACCGGGTCTCCAAACCTTGCGCTCTTGGCGCTCCCGCGTTGTTGTTTCGCGTGAAGTACGATCAGCCATATTAGTCTCTCCGATTTTCCAGTTTTGCTACTTCAGCCGCATATTTTTCCAGAGGTATTTTTAACTTCTGAGCTAAGGCAACTTGACCTGGGTTAAGTTCTACAGATTTTTTCCGCCCTGATTTTAAAGAGCGTGTACCGCTCCCTGCAGGTGTGATAGACTGGACGTTTTTCTTATCACCCTGAAACTTTTGAGGCATTTCCTTGCGCATACGCTTATCAATTTCAGCGTAATAATCATCTGTGCGAGGATCAAAACCTTCTTCTGCAACAAGAGTTTCATGCAAAGCACGAGCCGCTCCTGTCATTACAGTGTCTTTACCAAACCAATTATTTTTAGATAACCAAGTATCTAATTTAGGATCTCTTTCCTGTTGTACTTGCTGTTGTGGTTGTGGTTGTGGTTGTTGTGGGACATCTATCTCTTGAGAATCTTGTTGTGAACGAGCCTTTTGAAGTCTTAAACGCTCTTTCTCAATAGCAATTTGAGCTAAAGCAGTTTGAGCGTCAGCAGATTTTTCGTAATCACCTGCCTCCATAGCTTCTTGGTAAGCTCTTTTAGCTTGAGCCTCTTGAGAGGTAATACGTCCCTCATATTCAGAAACATAACCTTTATCTATTGTTTTTAGACGCTGCTTTATATTCTCATTTTCATTTTGCATTTGCTGAATATACTGAACAGCAGCGGCTGCTTCTTCTTCAGCTTTTCTACGAGCAGCAGTTAATTTATTAATTCTTTTTTGAACACCCTCACTATATTGATCAAGTTCTTCATCATTATCCTGAACATTTGTTCGGGTTTTTTCATCTTCTTGTAATTCTACTTCTTTAGAATTTTCTACAACTTCTTCAGTAGAGGTATCCTCCAACTCTACTGATGTTGTTTCTTCAATTTCTTGTTGTTGAGCTTCTACCTGCATGAAACCTCTTCTCCTCTATTACCTTATACATACGAAATATCTTTGGGGTCAAGGATAGTTGCTATAATATTATCGTCATTTATAACACGAACCTCTAATCCTTCTACTTTAAANCGATTTCCCGCATACCTTCCTATAAGAACCCANTCTTTCTCAGAACACCAGTTACCAGTTGGGAACTTCTGGGAGTCTTTATAAGCATCTGGACCTAGCTTAACGACATATGCAGCAACTGTTGCAAATGCCTCTCTGTCTCTAACTTGGTCTGGAATATATAAACCGCTCTTTGTTTTCTCACTTGGATAGTAAGGAATGATTAACATTCGATACCCAGTAGGTTGCGGTAATCTTTCTAATGTAGAAGCCTCCATTTCGGATGGATCATCTTCATTTTTACTTTTGGTTTGATTGTCTCGAAAGCCTGTTTTTATAGCCTTTTTAGCTACATGATCAGGTACATAAAGTTTTTTATTCATCTGCCAACTCAATATTGTTCATTGCTCTTCTAATGGTATCTTCCATGAAAGCTAAACCTTTGATTTGACCTGTAGCAAATTTGTACTCATCAAACGAACCAATATTACCAGTTTCCAAAGAAACTTTAATATCCTCACGCCTCTGACGTAACTCTTTATACAAATAATCAGCTAGGTTTATTGCATCCATAATAGTCTCCCACT